CCATAATACCGATAGCTTTATCTTGTTGTATTTGTCTAGTTCCTGGATTAGGAACGTCTTTTCCACCACGATATATAAATGTCTGATCAAAAGATCTATCTAAAATTAATGCATTAGCACCAGGTTGTCTTTCAACATCAATACCTGTATGAATCGAAGGTTTAGGATGATTATCAGATTGAATTCTTAACCTATCAATCTTATCGCCAGCATTACTGGTAGAAAATACACCACTTGCAGGAGAGTTGGGATGTGTTTGCCAAATTCTATTAAAGTCAAAAGAAGTAACTACACTTGGAGTTTCCTGTAAAGGTGTAATTTTAAGTCTTAAAGGATCATATCCTCTTCCTCTATCTAATACTCTAACATGAATAATTTTACCAGAGTCGGTATCAATAATAGGATATAATAATGCATCTACATCAGGAGTTCCACATCCTTGCACTGTCAAACGAGGAGGATCTGTAGGATCATATCCTGATCCTCCATTCACTACATTTATCGCTCTGACACCAAAAATTTCATCGAATATCGGTTCGATTACAGCACCAGTACCAGCAACAGTTCTTGCCATTTATTAACTTACAATATTGATTTGTCCTTGCATCGCAGCATGGATGGTACATTGATAATAAAGAACTGCAGGAGCATCCATCGGAACAGTAAAGTATAGAACAGCAGTTCCACTACCAGATTGTCCAGTTGTGTATGGAGTTCCTGATAATCCCTGAGTAGATTGTATTCTAAAAGGATGGTTACCACCAGTGTTATTGTCAAAGGCGTATGTCATTCCTCTCATCAAATATAATGTAGGATCATTTGTTGCAGCTGAGAAACCAGGACCAGTGAATGTGTAATCACTAGCACCATTTGCATCTAGTTCCCACCAAGTAATAGGACTTCTAGTTACTGTCCAGCTACTTCCATTCCAGAATAAAGAGTCACCTTGAGCAATACCAGTTACGTTTGTATCTGTTAGAGCTGCGAATGTAGTTGTTAAAGATCCGCTAAAATTAATAGTGCAAGTATCACCAGTTATAGAAGTAGTGATATTCGTTCCACCAGCTATGGTTAATGTGTCAGTTTGAGAATCTGCTGTTGTAGATCCTGTATCAGCACCGACTGTCTGGAAAACATTAATCGAACTTACACCTGCATTATCTGCAGCAGGTACCCAGTTTGTTCCATTCCATTTAAGAACTTGGTTAGTTGAAGGAGCAGCAGTGGTGACATCTACATTTGAAAGATCACCGATACCAGAGTATTGTGTTAATAGAGATGCTCTAGTATCACCAACACCACCAGTTGTGATATTGATATTAACATATGGTTTGTCATCACCATCTACGGTGAAAAAGTAACCAGGATATGTTGCTGCAGCTGGTGCTGCACCAAGAGATGCATATTCGTTTTTATATGAAACCTTAGTTGGGAACTGAATAGTTCCTGTTGCACCATCAAAAATACTTGTTACACCACCTGCAGCAATAGTAACATCACCAGTTCCGTTTGCAGCAACTCCAATATTACCATTGGATGAAGAAACAATAGAGTTTCCATTAACATCTAATGCAGATGTCAAGTTAGAATAATCACTAGCAGCAAACTGCGAACCATTATATCTCAAGACTTGTCCAGTAGCAGGGTTAGTGACGTTAACAGTTAAAGTGCTACCGTTACCTAACGCTGCATAGATCTCATTAAAATTATCGTTAATCTTGTCACCACCAGCTCTCAGGGTGTCACCTGTGTTATCATTTGCTGAGGTACCAAGACCTAGTGCTTGTTTAGCCATTTCTCGCTACGATTTTTAGTTATTTATGGGGTTTCTGGATCAACTAACTCTTCACCGTATAGTGAAAGGTCAGGAGCAGTCCAATCATCAGGAACAGAAGTCTCTACCGCAATGCTAGGATTCTGATATCCAGATCCAGCACTACTAATTTCAACACCTGCAACACCAACCAACGCACGAATATTACCATCGAAACCAGAAATGGAGTCAATTCTAACGGTTGGACGTGAAGTATAACCAGATCCACCACCTGTTACCTGTACTTTATCAATAAATCCTGTTGTTAGGACTGCTTGACCTTGAGCACCTTGACCAAAGATAGATCCAAGATAATCAAATGTAATAAGTGAGTTGGAAGATTCAATAACAGCAACTTCTCTATCGTCAGTTTCACCTTGAATGTCAATAAAGTCACCGATTTCAATAGGTGGAACAACTTCAGCAGCATCAACGTCTGCTTCAGAACCAACATAAGAGAAGGCAACAAAAGTAGATCCAAATCTAGGAATCTCAGAGAAGATGATTCTAGAACCAACAATCTCAAAACCTATACCTGGTTCTTGAACAACACCATTTAGAGAAACAATAATATTATTCTCAGGTCTAGTAACACTAGACTGAACACCATCTGTAAGAGTTAGTGAGTAGAAAACGTCATTACGTTTTAAGTTGAATGATTGTCTCAATGAGTCAAACTCAAAGGAGATATCATCTAACTGTCTTAACTTACCAATATAGAATCCAGTAAATGATGCTCCAAGATCAGGTGCTTCAGTAAACTGAATAACATCAGAGAATGCTGTGAAGGCATTTGATGCACCAGGAGGTTGTAGAATACCATTAATAAAGATCAACATGTGACCTGCAGGATCTGGGAAGTATGGAGTTCCGTTTGCAGTTGTAAGTTTGAAGTTAGTTTGAGTTCCATCAAAACCTCTGAAGGAACGCTTAACTCGTGCTTTAAGTTCTACATTACTTGTAATAGCAGCCTTATAACCATCAACACCCATAATTCCATCTCTAGAGTTGAATGTTCCAGTGATTTCACTAAGATATAATCTCTTATTAACACCTACTGTACGGATGTCTTGAACTCTTGCAGCTGCAGCACCTGCATTTGTAACAAGTGTTGTAACATTTGCATATCCATTAGGTATCTGACTAATAGCAGCACCATAATCACCGACAATATCACCAATACCAAAGGTACCTGCAGCAACACTTACATATAAGTAACCGTTAGCCAAATCAACTTCAGTAATAATACAATATTGTGAAGCGTCTGCAACTGCGTTAACAACCTTATAAAGTCTGTTTCCTACAGTAAATGTTTGATATCCACTAATGATAGTGATACCAAATCTAAGATGACCACCAGAAGCAATTAGATCACCGACCTTAATATCCAATCCAGCATATTTGACAACATCAAAATACCTTCTAGAACTTGTAGGATAAACAACAGAGTTAACTTCAAATGTTCCCTCAAGTGATGCAGTATCAACAGTTAGTGAACCACCTGTATTATCGGTAATCGCTGCTTGTGTTTTATAGTAATTTGTAGGAGTTGCTGTCTTACCACTTGTATATCCTTTAAATGGAATATCATTTACAAATGCTCCTTTAACATCAATAATATGAAGTCTATCTTCAATAGCACTTAATTGAGCAGTTGTAGAGTTAGTAGCACCAACAATATTATCTGTGATTGCCCAAACTCCAGCAGTAACACGAACATCTAAGTATTTGTAGTTTGCGTCAGTATGGAATCCGTAAACGACACCTGTGACACTGCTATCACCTTGTTTCTGAACAGTTTCATTCATAGTATAAGGACCATCAGTGATGTCACCATCAATTCTAAATCTCTTATAAACTTGAACTACCTTACCTGAGTTTTCAGTTGATGTTTCAACTTCACCATATGCATCACTTTGAGTTCCGTAAATAAAGTCTGCAAAATTAATTCCTCCACCAATACCGATGAGTAAATCTCTAGTTCCGTAAGTCTTAGTAGGAATCTTAATTCCCTTAATTTCTTGAAGTGTAGTATAGTAAGTATCAACAGATAATTGTTGCTCAATGATATTCAATCCATATCTAACACTTCTAGAAAGTGTAGTTGTATTGTAATTAGATGCAGTAACAGAATCATAGTAAGCATAGAAACCTGCATTAGGAGATGGAGAAGTTAGTGTACCTGCTAACGCAGCATTAATATAACCTTGAAGTAATTCTAGTGCATAAAGTTTGATATTATATTCAGTATTTGCATAGAATAATTGACCACCTTGTGCAGTGTAAGGATCTAGAGCACCCTTATTGAGTTTAACACCCCAAACATATGCTCCAACACTTCCATCACCTGTCCAAGATTGTACGCCACCTGCACTGTTAACAATAATACTTCCTCTGAGAGTTGAGAAACCAAATCCAAATGTAGTTGTGATGTATGCTCTATACCAACCATCACCATAAGGAACGACACCATAAGCATCGCCTGTTATACCATTTTGAGGTGTGAATAAAGAACCAATAGAACCTGTAGATAGATTAAGATCAAAGAATATATTTTGCTCTCCAGCTGTTCCATCATCAAGTATGATACCGAATCTAACAGATTGAGAACCTGCTGCTTTGAAGAATGCTGAATATGTGAATGTCTGATCATCAACTGCAGTTCCTGTAGCACCAGTATCAAATGTTTCTGAACCACTATCAAATTTAACTGAATCAGTATCAAAGGTTTCAAAAGCATTCAAACTATAATCTCTATATGCTTGGTGAATACCAGTCTGAGAATTAGGAGCAAATATTTTCTCTGCTGTAACAGTTGTATCTGGAGCAGCAATACTATTGTTAGTGATAGTAATACTGTCTGCACCACTGATCTGGAATGATTGCCAGTTTGATGCAAATGCCTCAGGATTAGTCCAAAGATTGACTCCTGATACTTGTCCACTGATAGCAGATGTAATTAACTTAGCAGATCCTAATACTTTAACGTTTGCAGGAGCAGTATGCCAATCATATGCAGCACTTACACCACTTGTGGAAATAGTAGCAGTTGCACCAGATGTTACACCAGTAAGTGTGTTAGTTGCCACGAATGCGTTACCACCAAAAGCACCAACATAAAGTTTGTTAAGTTCATTATCCCACTCTAGAACTTCTGCTTCACCAGCATTATTACTCTTAACTATTTCACCTACAATGAATTGAGTAGAAGAAACACTTTCAACAGATAATGTGTATGCTGTTCTTTCTTTAGTTACGTCAGTAAGAATCAAGTCATGAACAGTATTATCAACCATTTCATCTAAGAAACTGTTATATGTCCAAGAACTAGAACCAAACTGACTGTTAACAATATTACCAATTTCATCTTTATAATAGTTCTTATTGTAAAGAATATTCTTAGCAGCACTTCTCATCTCATCTTTGCCTGGTGCAAGGATGTTTACAACAATATCAATTAAATCACGCCAACGATATATTACCTGATTAATATCTGTAGGTGTAATAGCATCTCTTACAGATGCAGTAGTAGCATGTTGTGCTCTATAT